AAGAACCTCAAGCACAAGCTCAACCTGCTCAAGGTCAGGCTCAAGAAGCTCCAGCACAAGGAGAAGAAGCTCAACCAGCACAAGGACAAGCTCAACCAGCACAAGGACAAGCTCAACCAGCACAAGGTGAAGAAGAAGAAAAAGAAGAAGGTGAAGAAGAAAAAGAAGAAGGTGAAGAAGAATTACCTCTTTAATCTATAAAATATTCAAAGAATTAAAACCCATCAAATATTTTGATGGGTTTTTTATTTAATATATACTTTATGAAATTCATTAAAACATTTGAGAGTCATAGTGGCGGAACATTAATTATAGTTGATGTTCAAAAATCATTTAGAAAGTTCTTTTCAGAAATGTATCTTAATGAATTAAAGAAGTATTGTAATAACTTTCAAAATGTTTATCAAATTTGGGATAATCATACAGATGGTAAGAATGTAGATAAAGATTATTTATATGATGAAACACCTGTAATTCCTATTCATAAAGATCTTTATCATTTTACTAATCAAAAAGACCTTATTGAGAAAAGGTATAACTACAAAGTAGATGCTGATTTCTATAAGAAAGTATTAGATAAAGAAGTTTATGATGAAATTTCTGATAAAGAAGATAAGAGTTTATTAAAGAAAGGTGATATATTCAATACTAAAGAAGGAACTATTATTACTTACATAAACAATAATCACGTTTGGTTTCACTGTCCTATAAAACTATATGAATTATTAAAGTCACTTAATGGTAAAGAAGTTACAATTGTCGGTGGTGCTGATTCTGAGTGTTTAGAAGATGTTGTTACTACTGCTGAGAGTTTAGGAGTTAAAATTAAAAGAGATTATAAGTATATTTATACTGCTAATAGTTGCCCTATTTAATAAAATGTAGTAAGTACGGATCTTTTGAATCAACAACTGTGGCACCACATCTTTGCCAGAACTTTTTACTATCCTTTGTACATCTTACAAATACCTCATCAATAAGATATATATCAAGTACTTTCTTAGCAAGATATTCACCTAATCCTTTACCTTTCATATCTGAAAATGCTGACATTATTTCAGGTTTACCGTAATTTGAATTTGGATTAACTTCTATTTCAACTATAGGTTTACCATCTAATCTTAATTGATAAAAATCGGTTTCACCTTTTTTAGCACCAAATGATGGTTTAAATAAAGTTTTTTCATCTGAAGTAACTTTATAAAACTCCATGTTAGATATTAGTTCATTATCAATATAAGACTCAAATGTTTTAATGTATCTCATACTTTATATATTTAAGTTACAACAGCATAAACCTCATAGTCTGCTATTTGAAAATTTATTTCCATGTACTCTTGGTATCTTTCAGGATCCTCATAAAAATTAACTTGTAGTGTATAATTTATAGATTCTAGTTCGGTAATATATTCTCTTACTTGAGCTCTTAATTCACTTTCTATTGTTTCGGCTGATAGCCTTGTTTCGTGTAAATATTTTGGTAAGTCGCCACCAAACTCAGGATCACAAAATAATTCACCTTTATTTGTAAATATCATTAATTCCCATTTTTGTATAATAACTCTAATAACATCATCCTCAATGATTTGAATATCATTGAATCTTGGATGACCGGGGTAAATAATATAGAAGTCTGAAAAATCAAAAGCCATAACATATATATTAATATATTATGGCTCTTTTGTTATAATAGTATATCTCTGAATTTACCAACAATGGTTAGACCTAGAACTATAGGATCTGTATTGGTTTCTAATTTAGATGAATAATCTGATATGATAAAATTACATTCAAATAGTTTATCTATATTTTTACTTTCTGATATAGACCAATCAATAAATGGTTTTCCTAAAAGTCTAATCATTACATCAATCTTTTCAGCACCAAAGTTAGTCATTAAGAAGTGATAGATTTTCTCATAGTCTAATGATTTATCATAAATACAAGAGTATAAATCTAATTTTACTTTATTAGATACATTGGATGAATTTTCACCTAAACTACCAGTTTCTAAATAGTTTTGAACTTCAACCATTATAGACCTAAAGTCTGGAAACTTTTTAGTAATAATAGAAGCCAAATCTTCTTTAGGAATTTCTTTACCTTCTTTTGGTAGAATTACATTATTGATTCTTTTATAAACTTCTTGTTTAAGATACTTTTCTTCTTCAAGACTTTGACAATCAAAATTAATTTGAGGAATTCTAGACTTAATACCATCAGAAATTTTATTTAAGTGATTGGTTGTAATAATGAATCTAACATTCTTATTATATTTTTCAATAAATGCTTTGAAGGCATCTTGAAATTGAGCCGATACTCTTTCAAATTCATCTAAAAAGATGTATTTAATATCAGAATCTGTCTCCATCATTGGAGTAAATTTACAGAAATCTTCAATCTCACTTCTTAACACATCAATAGATGTATATAAAGACGAGTTTAATTCAAGATACGGCTTATCCTTTGTGTATTTACCAATAAGGATTCTAGCCAAACTGGTTTTTCCGGTACCAAAGTGACCGTAAAATATAAAGTTTTGGTTAACACCATTTTCAAAATGTTTTTTAATTCTAGGTAAAAGAATAACATCATCCATAGTTTTTGGACGCCACTTTTCCCATAAGAGTAATGATTTAACAGACATATTTATTCAATTAGTTAATAGGTATATAATCTCATGAAGAGAAAGTTTATATTTAATATATACCGATATGATAGGAGAAAGATTTAATTTTGAAGACGTATTTTTTAGAGATTTAACAGTTTGTGTTTTAGATACGTTAGAAGGACAAGTCAAGTGGATTAACAGATTCACTAGTGGTGATGTTTATGTTCAAGTTCCTTTTTATTACTCTTTGACAGGGGATGAAAGATTTCTTTTAGATTCATTTTCTGATGATATAGTTTCTGAAAACAGATTTGTTGAATTAAATACGGATATGATACCAAGAGGTCATTTAACTATGACTGGTTTCAACATTAAATCTGATGAATTTGCCAACCCTAATGTTTGGTTAAGAATGGTTGTTGAGAATGAAGTAGAAATTAGAAAAGTAATCGCTAAAGTTAGAGCGGTTCCTATTACAGTAAATTATGATTTAGAAATATTATTAAGTTCTGAGATAGACACATTCAAATGTTCTCAGGCTATTATGGATACTCTTTGGTTATATAAGTTTATGTACTTTGAGTATAACTTTATGAATATTGATGCTGTTATTTTAATGCCTGATTCAAATCAAATTGAAATGTCTAGAGAAAAGAATTTAACATCTGATAATAATATCAAGATGAAAGTTTCTTTTACAGTCGAAACTTACTATCCCGCATTTAGAAGTGATAGAATTAATAGTACTGGTTATCCACAATCATATGGTTCAGGTATGAGTGATTTGAACGGATTTGCTCTTAATGGCGGGGTTTCTGATTATTTTCAACAACCTGGTATGCCAGGTGGACCTGGTGGTGCTAATAACAGACCTGGTGGTCCTGGTCCTGGTGGATCTAGAACCGACACTAGCTCTGGTGGTGGATTAGGCGTTAGAGATGTTCCTCCTTATGGCGCAACTACTAGTTTCTATAATACACAATCATCAGCATCTTCTCCTAGTGATGGATATGGATCATTTACTAACTCTGATTACTTGATTGTTTCTCCTAAGAGAACAAGATGGTTTAATAATATATTAAAAGCAAGAGAAAAAGCATCAGGAAATATAATAAATCCGAATGGTTCTCAAGGACCCGCAGACGCATCAAACCCTTAATAATAAATAAATTTAAAAATGGTAAAAAATGACTTTTTATCTATAATATATAGAGTATATAAAAAAAAATATTTTAAAATATGAAGAATCTTAAACTTGAGTTATTTAACTTCAAAAAGGACCTTACTCTTGACCAGGAGGAAGTTTCTGTGATAGTTGAGGGACATATGAATGCTTGTAATCAGTTATCTGAAAAGCAAATCATAGTTTCTCTTAACGATAGACTTAAACCATACACTTATGATAAGAGCGTTAAATCTCTTTTAGAGAATCTTAATGATGATATGAAAAATTATGAATTATTATATGAATTAAAAAATTTATATAATGTTCTTAACTCTAAGAATCAAGGAGAACTTTACAGACAACCTTTGAATGTTGTTCTTCAAACTATTAATTTAGAAACTGACCAAGATAGAATGTCAAAAATTCTTAATGAATTGGCTGTTTATGACTGGGTTCCAGAAGTTAAGTTATTTGTTCATAATTTAACAAAATCACCTGAAAAAAGATCAAATCTTTTAAGTGGTGGTAAAGGTGAGTCTACATTCACTATTGTTGAGCAAGTAGAAGATGGTCACGTTGCTTTAGTTAAAGATTCATGGTTCTTATTATCTGAAAATACAATTGAAAAAACATTATTAGAAAATCACGTTAAAGATGAAGAATCTTTAAAATCTTTAAGAATGTTAGAAACAGCAATGAAGTATGCTCAAGTTTCTGAAGATAGAGTTAACTTTAGAATTTCTGAATACTTAACAATTGGTTTAGCTGTTGGTAAAAAATCTGGTCTTTATATCAACGATGATGAATTAAATGAAGAAACTACATTAGAATCTTTATTCTCTTCTCCAATTATTCCAATCGTAAACAAAAATTTCTATCCTATTTTAGTTGAAGTTTCTAAAAACTTAGATAAATTTGTAGAGTTAGATGTTGTTAAAAAAGTTAACAACTTAATCAACCCTTATTTAGAATTATTTGCTTTCAATTACAAAAACAATACTTTTGTTTACAGATGTGATGAAAGATATGGTAACTCATTCTTCAAATACGAATCTGCTTTAGAATTAGTAAACGAAGTAAGAAACGAATTAAACTATGATTTAACTTATTTCTTTGAAAATAAATTAGATAAAGAATTAATCGTTAAAAGAAAACTTGAAGATAAAGAAAGAGAAATCACTTTGAAATTAGAAGATGTTAATTTCAATATCTCTAAAGTTAAAGGTTCTATCCAAATGATTGGTGAATCAGAAGTTTTAACTACAGCTCTTAAAAACTTAGAGAAAAGAAAAGACAACTTAGATACTGAATTACAAGCTACTAAAGAACTTCAATATAACGAAAGAATTAAACTTTAATATTAAATATTAATAAAAATCCTCAAAGAAATTTGAGGATTTTTTATTTTAAAATAAACTTACATGTTACATAAACGTATAACATGAAAGGTCTCTAAAGTTAGAGCCTTAAAAAATAAGTATCAATGAATGTACCTAAACAACAAAGACTTATACATTGAAGTAATAGTATCAAAAGCACAAGGCAAACTAACTAGAAACGCAGAGAAAATGTTAGAACTACTTGCCAAAAAAACAATCAAAAAAATGAGATATTGGTCTAATGATGATAAATTAGACTGTTACCAATCAGGACTATTAGATATGTTCCAAAACTGGTATAATTTTAATGAAGATAAATCTGTTAATGCCTTCGCATACTTTACAGAGGTCTTCAAAAGAGGAATTGCCAAAGGTTATAATGAACTTTACAAGAAAAAAGGCGATAACGAACACTTAATCAAATTAATTTCAATTGAAGGTTCAAACGATGGACAAGGACTCCACTCACTTTAATCTAAAAACATTTGATATAGTTATGACACCAGCATTTAGTACTAGTAGCATACCTATAACTATATTTCCTTCAAGACAGAAAAGACGAAAGGAAAAAATTCAAAACATCTTTAAAATAAAAAATCCACTCAATTGAGTGGATTTTTACTTTATAATCATTTATGTTATGCTTCTGTTGAAACCTCAAATTCAGAATAAACTGTTTGTAACATTCTAAGTGATACTTGGTAAGGATCACAGTTAGAAGCTGGTCTTCTATCTTCAAAGTAGCCTTTTCCTTCAACAATTGCTTGTGCTGGAATTCTGATAGATGTGTCTCTTGTAGAGAAGCCGTAACTGAAATCATTGATACTTGATGTTTCGTGAGCACCAGTTAATCTTTGGTCGTTATGTAATCCGTAAACCGCAATGTGTTCTCTTTGATACTTTTCTAATTTAGACATAGTTTCTTTAATGATGTCTAATCCGCCTTCTTCTCTCATTTCTTTAGTAGAGAAGTTAACATGACAACCTGTTCCGTTCCAGTCGCCTTTTAGTGGTTTAGGATGTAAAGAAACTTTAACATTATATTTTTCAGCAACTCTTTGTAACAAATAACGAGAAACCCATAATTGGTCAGAACCTTCTAAAGCAGTAACTGGTCCAATTTGATATTCCCATTGTCCTAAAAGAACTTCAGCATTAATACCGGAAATATCTAAACCAATTTCCATACACATATTCATATGTTCTTCAACAATGTCTCTACCAACTACATTATCAGATCCGATACCACAGTAGTAGTCACCTTGAGGTCTTGGTGTTGAATTTGGATCCAAAGTAAATCCTAATGGAATACCTTCACCAATGCCAAATGGAATCATTGGTTTGTGTGTAAGAGTGTATTCTTGTTCCCAGCCAAACCAAGGAAGTTCTAATTTATCACCTGAATTGATACCCAATTCATTAACTTTTTCAGCTAATGTTCTTCTGTTGTTTGTTTCGTGTTGTGTTCCGTCTGGGTTAAGAACTTCACAGAAAACTAATTTGTTTAATCCTTTTCTAAATGGATCGTATGTTACAAATACGGGTTTTAATAAACAGTCTGTGTTTTTACCTTTACCTGATTGTGCTTGTAACGTTGAACTTCCGTCAAATGACCATATTGAATAGGCGGAAGGATTCATTGAATTAATTTCTGAAGCGATTTTAGTTTTACTTCTAAGTTGTTGAGGGTTTGAACCATCAAGCCAAATGTACTCTAGTTTGATATTACTCATAAATGATTTGTTTTTTTTTATTTTATGTTTTTTACTAAACTTTGTTTAATTAGATCACTAAAATAAATACAAAAATTTAAAAATGAATAAAGTAATATTACAACTTTGGGAAGAATCTAATACCAAAGAGGGATTTCTTAGTGATGGGTGTTCATTACATTTAAATGTTAAAGAAAGAGATATCTATGTATCTTCTATCTATGGAAGTCGAGATAATTCAATTATTCCTAATGAATATGATAGAATTGTTGGAGAATGGGTAGAAGTTTTTGTAGAAGATAAAATATTTAATATGATTATTGAAGATAAGTCTGTTAAAATTAATGAATCAGCTTTTCAAAATTTATTAAAATTTGAAGAAATAATATTTAACACCGATACTATATGATGATTATTTTATTTTACCTAATATCTATTTTATTTGCTTTTAACGAGGTTTATTATGTCTTTAATAAAACTAGATTAGATATTAGTATTAAGTCTTTAGATGTTAAGTCTTTTAGTAGATTTGATATCTTACATTATGTCTTCAGACTAATGTTTTGGGTTTGGATGATTATTGGTATTTGGTCATCTCAATCAAGTTTGTTTATATTTTTAACACTTTTACATTTACTTAGATTTCCATTCTACCATATAAGTAGAAAACTTTATATTATATGGGATAATATTTTACCAAGTATTTCTATAATTTTTATATTAATTATACTTATTTATAAGATTAAAGGTTAAATTTCTTTAGATGTTGTTCAGTTATGATGATAAATTCATAACCTTTCATATTACACCAGTTAATCATAGTCTCCCATTTGTTCTTATTCTTGTAAGCCATTTTAAGATCATACTCAAAATTTTTCAACTTCTTCATTCCATTCTCAGGAACGACTAGGTTGCCTTCATTTAAGTCTTGAACCATCTTATACTCTTTGAATGGTTTAACCTCTACAACGACTTGTTTAAGTACTCCTTCAGAGTTTCTCATCTCATAATAGAAGTCAGGATAATAACAATGTTCTTTTACTTTAGTATCACCATTATCAAAGTGAGTCATTTGATAAGGTATTCTCATACACTCAGCACCCCATTTAGTGATAGTTTTGTTATTATCTAACCAAGTCATTATCTTCTTCTCCCAAGAACTTCTATAATATACGCCCCCTTGTGTATTCAATTTAATTACTTTGTCTTTATACTTTGGTATATAGTTACCTTGATTGTAGTTAGCATTATTTGGTTTTGAATTTAACATACCTTGGATTAGTTTATTTTATATATAAAAGAAAACAGATTTCCATGGGAGAATTAGTAGATAGAATAGGATTGAGAATGTTAGTTGATGGTGATGGGTTAGCTGATAACTTCAAAAACAATTCACTTTATTTTTATGAAAAGTATCAAAAATCTGATAAAAGTGTAAAGTCTATTAGTGTTAGTGATATATTACCTGGTAATTTTTATCATTTTCATTATTTAGATGATTCCAATTGGATGAAGTGGTCTCCAATTTTTGTTACTAACTATAAAAAGATAAGCAATCAAATAATTATATTTGGTGTGAATTTTAACTTTATACCATTAGAAGTCAGAGCTTTTTTATTTGATAATTTTATGAAGGAAGAAGATTTTGAAAAAGATCAGCCATTAGCGGTTAGTTATGAGGGTATGTATGCTGAGTTAATTAAATATGGATTTGAATATGCTTTAGTCGAATATAATGCTTTACAAATTAAAATGGTACATAGAATAGAAATGAATTCTGTTCCAAGATTTTTAATTGCTGGTCATCCTAAAAATAAATACGATCCAGGTAAATTATTTAGTATATGGCAAGCTAAGTTAAAGGATAAAGATAAAAGAAATCAAGAGATTATGAATTCAACAATAGATGACTTCTATGACACTAGAGGTGAGATTAATGAAAAGTATGTTTTGTTGAAAGACCATATTAAAAGAATTCAGACCAATTTGCGAAAATATGGTAATAGATAATAATATATACTCTATAAAAATTACAATTTTAAATGAGACATTTAAGAAAATTTGAAGAACTTGATTATTCTACATATATGAGTGCTGCTGATAAAATGGCTGGATATGGTCAAGTTAAGAAAGCAGAAGAAGTTAAATCACATGCTAAAAATATGGCTATGATGCTTATCAAAAATATGGAGTTTGATATTTTAGTTGGTAATGTTAAAGAATTTCCAATGGCAAAATTTCATACCGCTAGAATATTTAAATCAGGAACAGCTTGGACTCTTCAAGTTATGTTCGAATCTAATGGTGGTTATACACATAGTGTGATGTCCAAGGCTACACCTGAAGGTGAAATTAGTTGGCAAGAAGGTAATAAATTTATGAATAGAAAATCTACAATTAAGTTTAATCAACTTATTGAACAACTTTGTCTTTTTCAACCAGATTTTGTTGGATACTTAAAAGAGTATAACTTAAATTCTGGAGATCTTAAATTAATACAAAGAACTTATTATTTATAATCTATAAAAAACCTACTGACACCAGTAGGTTTTACTCTTTTTGGAGGGACTTTAGATTTTTAATATATAAACGAAATACTTATTAATAAATGGCATCATATAATCAATTTACCGCAGGTTCAGGTCAAACAAATTTCGCCTACACCAACAGTGCTGTTGAGAATAAAGGACTTTTTAATAGAATTTTAAGAGGTTTATCATCATATGGTATGAACTATGATGATATGATTGTTAGAAATCAAGTGGGTATTGGTATTAACGAAGATCCATATGCGGCTAGAGGTAACTCAATGTATGACTTCTTCTCTCAAAGAGCCGTAGCTTCTGTCTTAAATAGAAAATCAATTCCTTACTTAGATAAAGCTTATGGTGATAAAAGAAGAATTTTAAGAGAATATTCAATTAAAGATGAAATTAGAGACTTTATTAGTTCATTAGCTGATGAAAGTATTGTTTATAATGATGAAAGAGATTTCTGTTCTCCTAAGCCTTTATCAAATGATTATTCACAAGAGATTAAAGATAAGTATCAAGAATATTTTGAAAAGATTTATAATAAGTTTGGATTCTCAGATAGTATTACTGCCTGGAATATGATGAAAGACTTTTTAATTGATGGTTATTTAGCATTAGAAATTATCTATGATGATAAGAAAAAGAATATTATTGGTTTTAACAGATTAAGACCAGATACTTTAGTTCCAGCATTTGAACCATCCATTGGTCATTTATGGATTCAGTTTCCTGAAGATCCTCAATTGAGAAGAATCTTCTTAGACTCTCAGTTAGTTTATATTTCTTATTCATCTCAAAATGATTATTCAGAAACATCTTATGTAGAAGGTTTAATTAAACCTTATAACCAATTAAAGATTCTTGAGCAAACAAGAGTAATGTTTAACATTATTAATGCTACAGTTTATCAAAAGTTTACTATTCCTATTAAAGGTTTATCAAGACAAAGAGCTGAAGAACAAATTGGTCAATTAATCAATGATTATTCAGAAGAAGTTGAATGGGATGATTCATTAGGTACATTAACTATCAATGGGGCTAAACACTTACCTTATAATAAACAAATTTGGTTCCCTGAAGGAGATGCTGGTACACCAGCTATGGAATTAGTTTCACCTGAAGGACATAACTTAAATGAGTCGGATATGTTGACTTGGTTCTACAATGCCCTAAAAAGAGCTTCTAAGATTCCTTTCCAACGTTTTGATAAAGAAAATGGTGGTGGTAACTTAATCAATGACTCGGCTGATATGACGAGAGATGAGATTAAATTCTACAACTTTATTAATAGATTAAGAGCTAACTTCAAAGAACTTATTGTTAAGCCTTTAAAACTACAAATGTTAATTGAGTTTCCTGAGTTGAAAGAAGATGAGATTCTTATGAATCAAATTGATATTAATTTTAACTCGAATCAAGTATTTGAAGAATGGAAGAAATTAAATAACTTGGCTAAGAAAGCAGAAATATTTGGTACTTTAGTTGGAATTATGAATGGTGAAAAACCTTACTTCCACGTTGAGTATTTAATTGATAATGTATTTAAATTGACTCCAGAAGAAAAAGCCGAAAATCAAAAATACTGGGCTAAAGATGCTCTCGGTGTTGCTGGTGGTGGTGCGGCTGCCGCTGGTGCTGAAGGTG